GGCTCTTCACCAGCTAGATCAATATACTTGAGTCTGTTGCCTTGTTTTTCCAATAAGCCTTTTTTCTCAAACAGTTCAATAAGACCACTGTAAGGATTCATACCTGTTTCGTATGGAATCTTTACTTGTACACCTTCGAACGGTTTTGCGTAACGTGTCTTCATTACTTTACAACCTGCTCTAATACCACGTACTTCTGAGATCTTATTACCAGCTTCATCTTCTTTTAGTTTCATCTTTTTCATTGCAACAACAATACTTGATGCATAGATAAAGCCTTGTCCACCACTGATCTTGTCATCTGGATCAAACATATCTTGTGATGCATATGTATGGTTAGTACATACTAGTCCTACGTTGTAACTACCAATCATGTTAACAGTATTACGTACAAGTGATGTTAGTGCTTTAGGCTTACGACCCATATCACCTTTCATATCACCTTTGTTAAATTGATCAACATCTGTAGGTGTTAGTAACATACCCAAACTATCAATTACAAACAATACTTTAGGACGGTCTTCTTCGTCCATTGCTTTGTAGTCTGTCATGAATGTGGAAATAGTTTTTGCTACATCATCAATCATTGACATGTTTAGTTTGAGAAGTTTTTCTTCTGAAGTATCTACATCAAGAGCATGTAGCCAACTTTCATCAAGTGCATTCTCTGAGTCAATTAATACAACAAAGATACCTTGATCCTGTGCTGCTTTTACAATGTTACCTGCACAGATATATGATTTACCTGCGCCTGACTCACCTGCAAACACAGTCACCTTACCCATAGGAACACCTTTGTGGAAGTCACCTGAGATAAGATAATTGAGTGCATAGTTACCTGTTGAAATCCAATCAGTGGGATCATTAAATCCTGCACTCATACCTGAAATAGATTTTGTTAGTTGTGTCCGAAACTTGCTCGGATCAAACGATTTAGCCATAGTATCTCCTTATCAAATAAATGGGAGGGATTGCTCCCTCCCTGTGCTATTAGTTACTTTGTCTTGAACGGATCATTGCAAGAATGTCTTGCGCATTACCACTTTCTGCAGGTGCTGACTCAGCCGCTGGTGCTGGAGTTGCTTCTGCTTGTGGTGCTGGTGCAGTTTCTACAGCTGGTGCTGGAGTTGCTGCTGGCGCTTCTGTTCTTGAAGTTGCAGTACCGTTAGTTGATGATACATTTGGATCACCTGTACGTGCTGCCATACCCGCTGGACGGAAATACTGACCAAAACGATCAGCATCATAAGCCTCGCCATCAACAGATGCTTCAAACATCTCCTTCATAACCTTAAGTTCTACATCAGTAGGTTTCTTAGGTAAGAAGTCGCTCAAGTTAAACAAACCGTGTGTGTTAACTGCTTGCATTTCTGCATCACCAAGTGGACGCTCTCTACGTGCCCAGTTAGATGTTGAATAGTCTGCGTAACCACCTTTGGTTGTTTTTGCAAGACGGAAGTCTACACCAGCAGTATAATCTGTTGGTAATTCTTCCATGTCTGGATCCATTAATGCCGCTTTGATAATTTGGAAAATTTGTGGACCAATAATAAATCTACGGATTGGGTTTTCCGGAGTTTTATCTTCTTGTAGTGGGCTATCAGTTACAAAGCCTTGGAATACGTATGAACGCTTCTTCCAATACTTACGACCCATGTCTTCGAGACTTGGATCTTTAAACCATGCACGTACCTCATTTAAGATATCGCATGTTTCGCCATACATTTCCATACACGGAATCTGTACCTGTACAGGACGTGAATCAGTTTCACCTTTTACTCCTGCAAATGGTAGTTTGATCATCAAACGTTCTTTCCAAAAGAAAGTGTTTGACTCATCGCCATCAGGTAAAAAGCGTAGAACACTTGTCTCGCCTTCTTTCATATTCCAAAATGGGAAAATTGCGTTATCGCCGCCGCTTGTTGAACCACCGCTTGTGCGTGATTCTTGCTCTTTTAGTTTTGCTCTAATTTCAGCTAATGATGCCATAGTTTTGCCTCCTTTAGTATTGCCTATTGCATTGTGCCTTAATATCATATAGCACATTATGTACTATACAATAATATTTAGCAGAAGTCAAGTGTTTTCTGCTAATTTTTTGAATTAAATGGAAATTCCTGCCATTCTCTTCATATCTTCGAGTTCTTCCGAACCTTGTGATTCGTCTGTTGTACCTGAACGTGTTGTAAATCCACTGTTCAGTTCATCACCTATACGCTGTACTTCCATGTCCATGTCACCCGCTGGTACATCATTTTTACGGATAGTGTTGTACAAGCATACTCTTGGATCATTCAAACAACCCTGTTCAAT